AAAGAAATTACATTCAGAGATTGTTTTCCAACGTCTCTATCAGCTTTGGAATTTTCAACACAACAAACAGAAATTGAATATCTGCAGGCCGATGCTTCATTTAAATATACCTATTACGAAATAAAATAAATGGTTTACTTTTGTCTAAATTTGTAGTATAATAGTACTTAAAACAGATTAATTTTAAACCGGTGAGATTACATTATGAATAACTTAGAAAAAATATTAGAAATGTGGAAAGAGGATTCCATCATAGATGAAATGAAGCTTGATGAATCTTCCCGCGATTCTGCCAAACTCCACTCCAAATATTTAGAAATATATAGTGTCAATAAGATGAAACTGAAGAAACTAGAACTAGACTTCAAAGTAATACTTAGAGACAAATTCATGCACTATAATGGTAAACTATCTAAAGAAGTAATGGATGAGAAAGGATGGGAATATGATCCACTTAATGGTCTTACAGTCTTAAAGGGCGACATGGATAAATGGTATAATGCAGATCCAATAGTTCAATCACATCAAGCTAAGATGGCTTATCAGAAGGAATTATGTGATACTCTTAAAGAAATTATGGAGAATATCAAGTGGCGGCATCAGAATATCAAAAACATGATTGACTGGAGGCGTTTTACAAGTGGTATATAAAGACTATATATCTAATGAATGAAAATAAGTATAAAAAGGGACTTAATGGATACTATAAAGGTCAAGAAGAAAAATGAAGCCTTCTTAGAAATAATTACAGAACCCTCTATAGAACAAGAGTTAGCAGATCACTTCTGTTTTTTCGTTCCCGGCTATAGATTTATGCCAGCATATAAGAATCGTATGTGGGATGGTAAAATACGGTTATACGATCTCAGAAAGAAAACTCTATATACCGGTCTATTCCATTACCTGCAAGAGTTCGTTGATGCTAGACAGTATAATATATTATTGGATAGTGGTGAGTATGGTATCCCAGGTACTAAGAATATTATTGATATATCTTCGTTATTAGACGAATTATCGTTAACATCAGATGGAAAAAAGATAGTTCCCCGTGATTATCAATTAGAAGCCTTGCATCACGCTCTTTCTAATAGTCAATCTTTACTCTTGTCTCCCACAGCTTCTGGTAAGTCGCTTATTATATACATGGCCATTAGATTCTTTTTAGAAACCTCAGATCAGAATGTGTTGTTAATAGTACCCACAACATCTTTGGTAGAACAGATGTATTCTGATTTCGCAGACTATTCACAATTTGATGAATGGGAAGTAGATGATAATTGTCATAAAATTTACGCCGGTCGGGAGAAGTATAATATACCGAATAGGGTTGTAATTACCACATGGCAGTCAATATATAAAGAAAAGTCCACTTGGTTCCAATCATACGGTATGGTTATAGGTGACGAAGCACATTCATTTAAAGCTAAGTCTCTTACTGCCATATTGGAAAAATGTACAGAATGTAAATTCCGTATGGGTACTACAGGTACGTTGGATGGTACACAGACCCATCAGTTAGTATTAGAAGGGCTATTCGGCCCAGTCCATAAAGTAACCACTACCAAAAAATTAATGGATAATAATGATTTGGCTAAGTTGGATATTAACATACTACTACTAAAATATGCTGATGAACACTGTAAGGTTAAAAGAGACTATCAGGCAGAGATGGATTTCATTGTAAAGTATGAACCAAGAAATAACTTTATATCAAATCTAGCTATGGATAGTGTCGATAACATACTCATATTATTCCAATATGTCGATAAACACGGAAAACCTCTACATAACATGTTGCAAGATAAGTTTAAAAAACTGAACATTACTGATAGGAGATTATTTTATGTCAGTGGTGAAACCGATGTGGATACGCGAGAGAAAATCCGTGCTATTACTGAAAGGGAAGATAATGCTATTATTGTTGCTTCCATAGGGACTTTCTCTACTGGTATTAATATTAAGCGTCTGCACAATATTATATTTGCTTCACCTAGTAAAAGTCAGATTAGAGTTTTACAAAGTATAGGCCGTGGGTTACGAAAGACAGCAGATGAAAAAAATACCACAGTATATGATATAGCTGATGACTTGCATTGGAAAAGTAAGAAGAACTATACCTTGGTACACGCGGCAGAGCGCATTAAGATATATGCTAAAGAAAAATTTGATTATGAAATATACGATATAAATATATAATATGGAAAACCTTAATATAAGAAATTTTAAACTAATTAATGGTGACAATATCATTGCATTAATTAGTGTAAATAATAGAGATCACTACTTGGTAGAAAGACCTGTTGCCGTATACATTACTGCATTAGGTGGATATCAGTTCCAACCATGGTGTCCTTTTTCTGATCAAACAATATATAGCATTGATAAACATAATATTATAAGTGATTCGAATGTTATAGATAATATTAAAGCAGAGTACATCAAGTATGCCCTTGCCTGGCAAGAAAGAATCCCAGGTCCAGAGACACAAGAATCTCTTCTTAAGAAACTCACCAAAAAGATTGCAGATAGAGTTGAAATAGAAACTGAACCAATGGAAGCTGATATGTTACCGCTAGATGAGGATACAGTACATTAATTTATTGTATACCTCTAACCCCCCGGGTGTACTAATATATTATATACTATTTAGCACCATTTGTCAACCATTTTCTGCAATTATTTTAAAATAAAATAAGTAACAAAATCCCTTTACTTTTGGTGTAAAGTATGATATAATATACTTAATTATGGAGGAAAAGTCAAATGACTAAACTGAAACCAAAACAAAAACCACACTACGTTAATAATAGAGATTTTTCAGAAGCAGTTTATGACTATGCTATACACGCAAATGCTGCCCGTGAAAATAATACAGAAATGCCTATAGTGACAGATTACATTGCAACCTGCTTTATAAAGATTGCAGAGGGACTATCGCATCGACCCAACTTTGTCCGGTATACCTATCGGGAAGAAATGGTCATGGATGCAGTGGAAAATTGTCTAAGAGCCATAGGTAATTACAATATCGAAGCTGCCACCAGAACAGGTAAACCTAATGCATTCTCTTATTTTACCCAGATCTGCTATTTCGCCTTTATTAGGCGAATAACCAAAGAAAAGAAACAACAAGATATCAAATTCAAATTCATTGAAAAGATGGGTATTGAAGATTTTGTTGGTATGGGTATGGATGATGAAGGTGTTGAACATACTATGCAATACATTGATACACTGCGTCAAAGAATTTCTCGGGTACGGATTAGGGATAATAAGATAAAGGACTTCGCTAAAGAAGAAAAAGAACGAGAAAAACTAGAACTGTTTATGGTATAATGCATGAAAGCAGCAATATTAAATGACACACATTGCGGTGTTAGAAATTCCTCTGATATATTTTTAAAATATCAAGAAAGATTCTATACGGAAATTTTCTTTCCATATTTAAAGAAACATAAAATTAAAAATGTCCTCCATTTAGGTGATTATTATGAACATCGGAAGTTTGTTAATTTTAAAGCACTTAATGCTAATCGTAAGCATTTCTTAGAGCCCATGAGGGATATGGATATCACAATGGATATCATCCCTGGCAATCACGATGTATTCTATAAAAATACAAATGAACTCTGTTCACTTAAAGAGCTTCTAGGGTATTTCACCACTAATATTAATATTATTATGAAACCCACGGTTTTGGATTACGATGGCCTAGGTGTGGCAGTAATACCTTGGATTAATAATGCTAACTATGCAGAATATATTAAGTGGGCTCTTAATTGTAAAGCACCCATCCTCGGTGCACACTTAGAGTTAAAGGGTTTTGATTTATTGGCTGGTGTGCCTAATCCACACGGTATGAACGCAGACATGTTCTCTAAGTTTGAAAAGGTACTATCGGGTCATTTCCATACGAGATCGAGTTCAGGTAATATATCTTATTTAGGTTCCCAGATGGAATTTACATGGGCGGATGTGGATGATCCTAAATATTTTCATATATTAGATACAGAAACCCGAGAAATAACTCCAGTCCGTAATCCTATTACTATGTTTAAAAAGGTAATCTATGACGACACCAAAATGGATTATAACAATGTTGATGTATCTGAATATGAGAAAAAGTTTATTAAACTCATTGTTATAAATAAAAATGACTTATATATGTTCGATAAATTCGTAGACAAGCTACAATCTATAGAAACCCATGAGCTCAAGATTGCAGAATCATTTGAGGAGTATATGGGAGAAAGCGTACAAGACGAGAAAATATCCCTAGAAGATACTACCGAATTACTTGATTCATATGTTGAAGCAGTAGAGACAGATTTGGATAAGGACCATATCAAGGTTGAACTGCGTAAACTCTATACGGAAGCACAGAACCTAGAGATAGTATGATAAAATTTAAATCCTGTAAGTGGAAGAACTTTTTATCCACTGGCGACGACTATATTGAAGTACAATTAAATAAATCCCCCACCACACTCATTGTAGGCCAAAATGGAGCTGGTAAGTCCACCTTACTAGATGGTCTATCATTTGGTCTCTTTGGTAAACCCCACAGGGATATTGGTAAATATCAATTAGTTAATTCTATTAATGGTAAAAAAACTATTGTAGAAGTAGAGTTTGATATTGGTAATGCGGAGTTTAAAATTGTTCGTGGTATTAAACCCAACAAATTTGAAATCTGGCAGAACGGTAATATGATTAATCAAGCATCTAATGTTAGAGATTTTCAGAAATTCTTAGAATCTAATATACTCAAACTAAACCACAAATCATTCCATCAGGTGGTAGTACTTGGATCCAGCTCATTTATTCCCTTCATGCAATTACCAGCATGGAGCCGTAGAGCAGTTATTGAGGATTTACTGGATATTCAAATATTCTCAAAGATGAATATGCTACTGAAAGAAAGAAATTCCAAAATACGGGATGAACTAATCGATATAAACCATCAGATAGACCTATATAAAACCAAGATGGAATCTCAAGAGAAGTATATCAAAGATCTGCAATCAATCAATAAGGATATGATAGAGCAGAAACGAAATTCAATAGAAGATCACAAGACAGTAATTGAAACTCTATTCAATGATTCCAAAAGCGCGGGTAAGAACTTAACGGCTCTTATATCGGCTGAAGAAAAATCTCAAGCATTATTTATGGATCGAATGTCTGATATCAAATCAGCTCAGACACAAAATAATAATAAGATAAAGAATTTGGTAAAGGACGCAAGATTCTTTGAAGATAATGACAGCTGTCCTACATGCGAGCAAGATATTAATGATAATATTAAGAAAGAAAAGCTAGATGGAATTAAGAAGTCGGCTGCTGATGTACAAACAAACATTAAAACTATCCAGCAAGAAGTTGTTATAGCTGAACATGAAGGCGTTGATATTAAGAATAAGTTAAACGAGCTACGTCAGAGACAGCAACGCATTAATTCCAATAATGATAAAATCTCTGTTATCCAACGTGAAGTAAATAAAGTACAAAAAGAAATTGATAATTTGGCCGGCCAAACTGGAGACCTAAAAGGTGCAAAGAAAGAATTGTCGGATTTAAGAAATTCTAAGGATAAATCTACGGAAAAGAAACTAGCTTATGTTGAAGAAAGAACCTATAACGAAGTGATCGGAGAGATGCTAAAAGATACTGGAATCAAGACTAAAGTCATTAAACAGTATCTGCCTGTTATGAATAGGTTAATTAATAACTATTTACAGGTTCTTGATTTCTTTGTTGCCTTTCATTTGGATGAAAATTTTAATGAAACCATCAGGTCTCGGCATCGGGATTCATTTAATTATGCATCATTTTCTGAGGGTGAGAAACAACGAATTGATTTGTCTCTACTATTCACATGGAGACAAATAGCTAAGATGAAGAATTCTGCCAGCACTAATCTGCTTATTCTGGATGAAACATTCGATTCCAGTCTGGATGTGGATGGCGTGGAAAATCTAACCAAAATTCTAAGCACGCTAGATGATGATTCAAATGTATTCATCATATCACATAAAGGAGATATGCTAGAGAACAAGTTTCGCAGTAAAATCGAGTTCTTCAAGCATAAGAATTTCAGCAAAATGAAATAGTACTTATTCCAG